TAGGATCAGACACAGGAATAACGTCAACCCTGCCATCAAAATCACTTTTAAATATCTGTCCTTCTATATGAGCTATGTCATAAGGATACTCATTAGGTAGAAAATCATAGTTAATACGCGAAAGAATACGTAGTTCCTGACGCTGGCTATAATGTAATCGTTTATGGATAGCACTAAAGAACTTCGTAGATGCCTCTAGAAGGGCCAAGGTTGTCCCTACAGGGCCATAGTTGGTTGAATCCGATATAACCTGCTCAGTAGCATCAGCAAACTTCTGTCCAGCCGCTGTAACGAACTGAAGCATCTGCATTAAAGTTTGGGAAGGTTCCTTGTAGGGCAGGGGAATGATAGATTTAGTTAGGTCAATTCCAGTAGCTTCTACTTCTTTAAATTCGCCCGGAGCAATCGCATCGTTACTTCCTACAATACGTACACCACGAGCCTTAAATCCCCCAGGAAGGGTAGCAAACTGTCCTGCGTCTACAAGGTTCCTTACAGCAGCGGTAGCTGTTGCTGTTAGATTACCAAGGAAATGGATAAATCCTAAACCATAGAAGCCAAATCCTGGTACAAACCGATAGTGAGTGAACCAGTGAAGCTTCTCTTTACGAGGATCACTTTCACTCCAGTTCCTACGAATACAAAGAATTTTACGACTATGTTCGTCTACCGATACAATATACGGTAGGGCTACAGTCATAGCATTATCTTCATCATCTACTTCTTCTTCAATCTCCAGATAACAATGCTGTTCCAAAATAGTATACTGTGGTTCATCATCATAGTTAGGAGATATCCCTAATATCATATCCATCTTGGATTTAATGGGAGTAGGTTCTACAGGAGTAGCATCAGGTAGTCCTTCGTTATCATAATGACTAATCGTGTACATTCCTGCTTCGATATCACGTTTAAGATCATTTGGAGAACGATAGACTACATGAGTGTACCTTTCTGCATTCTGTAGATCAGAAGCAAAGTTAGAAATATAAAACTGATCAATAGGAACAAACTCACTCATGGGACGTTCCAAAGCCATGTCCCAATAGGTTTTCTTAAAGGCTGAACCAAAGACAGGAAGATTAAACAACATCCGTTCCAGTTCACTGAAGTATTCAGGCATCTGATCAGTTAACTGGTAGTTCATGAAGTTCATTACACGAGTAGCCTGACGATCCTTTTCAACAGTAGGATTACCAAGTATCTGTGTTTTTACTGGACCTTTAGAAGGAAATAATTCTTGAGTAGCTTTAGATTGGAACTTAACAGCCGATTCAATTAACAAAGGATGAACAGCCGTACATGCTCCTTCAAATGGTTCACTGGTTTCACGTAGCTTCAGGCCAAGGAGATCAAAGCCTTTTTCAAAGGTAGCTTCCCATTCTCCCCGACTTTCCTTATCTGCTTCAAAACCTTCTATAACTTTAGAAGCAATCTCATCAAGTTCACTGGCTTCAAGTTTATCTACAAGGTTTTCATTATGGTCATAGGTCATTTCTTCGACCATCTCCATTATCATGTCTACAGGAGATTCTTCCTCTGGTAAGATGATTTCAATTTCAGACTCTTCCACCATCATACCGGGATTACCATTAGTAAGATAAGGATTCCGTTCTACATTACTACTTTCAGCCATTACAGTCACATACTTCCATACCACATTTTATACATATTGTCGGTTCGCAATCACATGTTTCAGGATCGCATTTACAACCTAACTTACCGCACTTTCGGCATAGACCCAAATCTTCTTTTTTTCTATACTCATTCATATCATCATCTTCTAAAGGACCAAGATATATACTCATTAACCTTTTCTCATTTTCTTAAAAGTTTTAGCAAGATTAGCTTGACGGCGTGTAGTAGGATTAGAACTTTTAGCAGCTTTGTTAAGTTGAGAAGCACTAATCTTTTTACCCTTCTTTACGCCAAGTTTTTTACGCAAAGCACCGGGACGTTTAACAGCCCCTTGAATCCAGTTCTTACCACTAGATTTCTTTTTCTTTTTCTTGGAAGTAGAACCACCTTTTTTGTATTCTACCTTCTGACCTGTTGTAGCTGCATGAGCCGCTGCTCTATTACGACCTGCTGCATCATAACTAAAATGTTTGTCTCCTACTTTTGGCATATCATTTACTCCTCGATACTATACCACCGCCTCTAAGGGCTATACCCATGCCTCTTTGCTTACCTTTTACTTTACCACCCTTACTCATATTAATAGGAACTTTACTAGACTTACCTTGGATTAATCTTTCCATACTACCCGGACCAAAGTATTCTTCTATAGCTTCTGCTTTCCCTTTACCTTTTCCTTTAAGATATGCTCTCATTTCTTTTTCATTTGTAAAATGAGGAGGAAATTTTGTTTTACCTTCATAAGCATCTGTAACTTCTTTCCTAAGACCAGCAAAAGGAGGATTACGTCTTTTAAGTTTAGCTTTTGTATCTTTTCTTTGCCTTCTATCTGGGTCAGCCATTTAATTATCCCCTTGTTACAGCACCGCCGCCTCTAAGGGCAATACCCATACCACGACCTACAATTCCACCACCACGTTTTTTAGAAGCTTTCTTTTTATTTCTATCTCTAATTCGTTTTACTTTTTCAGGAGTAGACCTTCCCCATAAATCGGCATATTCTGGTTCCATTTCTGTAGACTTAGGCATTGAACCAGGAATTATCCCCCGTAATACATCATCTATAGCACGACCTGTAGGGCTTTTTTTATTCTTAGCTCTGTTTTTAGCAACTTTTTCATGATGTTTAAAACTTTTATAAGCATCTGATTGAGCTTTTGCAACATCCATATCATCAAATTGATCTACACGTAAGGATGTTTTCTTTGATTTTTTAGGTTTTTTAGTTTTATCAGACATGTTTATATCCTCCAATAGCCAACCCGTTTGGGTTTATAATAATTTTCTTCAATCTCATGTATTTGAAAGGCATCCAATGGATGATCAACTTTCCATGCATCTTTCATATACAAGATCGCCATTACCATTGCATCCACTTGGTCATCATAGGTTGCATGGGGAAAGGCAGCAGCTTCATTAATTAAATCCTGTGCAAAAGGTTTGTTAGGAACCCAGACTCTTCCAGCTTCAAGTATTGGTGTGGAGGCATTAGCTCTAGTAACCTTATCTCTATCAGGGTTATACTCAAGAATAGGCAAGCCAGCCCTTCTCATATCTTGAATAAGAGACTGACCTGACGCTTTCTTCTCAATTATTATAACATCTGGTTCATAACTATCATACATCTCTTGTGCAGTACTACGCAACTCTGGATATTCTAATCTTTCTCGCATGTTACTTAACAGAATAAGATTAGATACCATAGCTTCTGTACCATAGCTATCTGTCATAACTCTATTAAATATTCCCCAAGTTTGAATAACAGAATAATCAGCAGTAGTCTTAGCAGAAAACGCTGTATCACAGGTCTGGATAATAAAATCACAATCAGGAGGATCATCACTATGTTCCCAAATCTTGAACCAATCCTTTTTAAGGATACCACCATCATCGGGTGTTGGGTCTTGCATATATAGAGATTGCCAGTACTTACTACCGTTCTGTGATCTTATTTCTATTTCATCTTTTTTTAACAAGTCATTAGGCTTCCACTCAGGAAAATATGAGGAGCCTACAGGAAGGTCCAGTATATCGGAAGATTCTTCATCTAACCATGCTGGTATCTTAATAACTTCCCATTCATCAATCTCTATTTTATCTTCATCACTATCAAAGATAGTTTCTTTTTGTCTTTCCTTTTCTGTTTCCAGAAGCCAGCCACAGATGTCATCTTCATGATATCTCGTATTTATAATCACGACACTACCATTTGGCATTAAACGTGTACGTAGACCAGCAGGATACCATTCCTTAATGTATCTGCGACCAGCTTCCGAAAACGCATCTTCTTCTGACATAACATCATCAAGAAGTGCAACATGGCAACCCCGACCAGCAATCTGTGAGCGAACACCAGCGGCTATATATACACCATTCTGATTGGTCTGCCACTTACCAGCGGCACGTACATCAGAACGTAGGGTTGTTTCGGGAAAGATTTCTTTATACAGGTCTGTATTTACAATATCCCTGACCGACCTACCAAAGTCAGAGGCAAGTTGATCAGAGTGAGATACAGATAGAATCTCGTGATTAGCATGGTTTCCCATATACCATGCAGGAAACATCTTGGAACATATAACAGACTTGGAACTACGAGGGGGAAGAAACACCATCAGACGTTTCAATTCACCTTGCTCAACTTTTTGTAGCCTATCAGCCAGAACTTCGATATGTTTCCCCATCTTAAAGTCGGCAATAAGATAGGGAACCATAAGTTTAATAAAGGTAAGGAAGTTAGTACGAGCTTTAATGATAGCTTGTGCAAAAAGCTTCTCACGTAATTCTATATGTTTGTCTTTCATTAATCTATTTCAGGAGTATGGCGAGGGGTTTTCTTACCACCCCCAAGATAGTTAGGAACATTACTTTTTTCCACCTTCCACGACTTTAAGCCCCAAAGTATCCGCAAGGCTTTCGATGTCTTTCTCAATTTTATCTTCACTGTCTGAATCAGAGAAATGAGACAACTTAACTTTCTGCTCAGACTTGTCCACAAACATTCCCAAATGCCTCGCAATGGTTTCCATACTACGGTTTGCATTTGTGAAATCATTTTCTGACATAGCGTTTTCGTATACGCTTGCCACTTTTTCCAAAACTTTATCAGCATTCCAAGCCATCCTTCTCAATGCCTCCTCTCTGAGGTTTTCTAATCTTTTCTTAATCTTTTTATTCGTATGTAAGGTAGCCCAAGCTCTTTGTCTAGTCTTAGAGTCAGTCTTACCAATAGCATACCCTGCTGTTTTATAAGCATGAACTATATCACCTGTTGCCATATATTCCATACAGAACTTTTCCTGGCGAGGAGATAACCCTCCAACCAGTTGAGAACGTGTAAAGAGCTTCAGTCTTTGCGGTGGATTCTCTAGCATTTTCTGTTGTTTCAATCTATAAGTTTCATCAGGTTGATCTGCTTTAGAATAATCCTTTTTCCGCAAAGACTTCTGCCCCGGAGTACGAAAGGTTCTTCGTCTTAGTTCCTTCCGCATCTCCTGTAAATCCCGACCAGCGGAATTAAACTTGCGTTCATCACATAATTGTTTTATCGTATCACGTAATTTTGTAGTAGACCATTCTCCATAAATAATATGCACATCCCTATCAAGGTCTGTAGTATAATCTTGGTCAGTCACTCCATCTGTTAACATTTCCATTACATTTAACCATGATTATCTCTTTTTGGCTTTTACCTTTGGTTGGGTATGCCCCCACCCCATTTTCTTAAATTTTAGGTGATCAGCATATGTCTTAGCCATTTTACCTTTACCCTTCTTTGGGTACATCATATGTGGTTTAAATTTTTTAGTAGCCATTAAATTATTCCCATAATTTATTTAGTATACCATTACTTTTTTCCTCTTGACAAGTTCTCCAATTAACAGTATACTTCCCTACAGCATAGCAACACTTGCTTATTTTAAAAAGGAGAAATTAACTATGCCGTTATCTAACCACTATGTTCCTGAATTTGAGTCGCTTGTTGATCAAATCAGTAACAGTTTTTTTAATTACGAAAATAAATTGTTCCCTGCTTTTGCAGAACAATCACAACGAGTTTACAAACAACTCCCTTGGAAAGGGGCTACTCGCCCATGTGTACACTATGGAGGAGATTATATTGTTACTGCTGATGAAGATAATTCCAATAGTTATTACCTTTATTTTCTGATTCCTGGTCATGATGAAACTTCAATAGAAGTTCTTCAGAAAAAAGGCTACCTTATTCTCAAGACTAAAGATATTTCTACAGAAGATAATTCTAATTCTCCCTTTACTGATTATAAATATTATAAGACAGTAAAGCTTACTCACCCCGATTATGAAGTTAGGGAAGCTATATTTAAAAATGGTATCCTTAGTATCCATATTGAGGATATGAGTGAAGAGAAAGAAAAGATAAATACAAAGATGATAGAAGTTAAATCATCCAAAAGTTAATTTATACTCTTCTGGTAATATCTTTATATCTTCCCTAAAAGAGTCAGTTACTATCTCTATAGCCTTTGGTTTTAGTTTATAGTAACTGGCTCTTTTGATTTTATCTTTCTTCTGATCCTGTACCCCTTTGAATGAAGGGAGTGTTACCTTTGTTTTCTTATATATCTTATTCAATAAAGGACTACTCTTCTCATAC